CTTCTTGCAGCTTGGCGTTGTACTCGGGGGTGGCTTCGCCTTCAGGCTTCAGCTCAATGCCCAGCTTCTGCTGCACGGCGTCCACGCCTTTTTCGATGACTTGGTCGGCGACCTTGTGCATCCCGTTGTTGATGAGGTTGGCTACGATGCCTGCGACGATTGGTAACATTACTCTTCCTTCTTAGGTTCGAGCTTCGCACGCTTTTTCTCTAGCTGCTCGGCACGTTGCAAAATGGCTTCAGCCTTGGTTATCTGCTTGTTGACGTGGATTATGGCAAAGGACAGCCCCATCAGGCAAAAGATGATCAGCGTGACGATAGCGACCCAAAACCAAAATTCCCTCATAGAGTGAAATACATTCCAATCACTTGCAGAAACCCCAGACTCGCCGCTATTACGTAGGTCACCTTGGCCACCAGAATTTCTTTGCGGTGCTCTAGTCGCCATCTGTTGTCCCGTTCCCTTTTGGCTTTCAGCTCACGCGCAACCTCTTGCTCCTCCAAAATCTCATCGTACTTGGCAAGAAACTCTTTGTACATTGACCCTAGCCCCAAGGACTCTGGCGTTCCGTAGATCATGGACTGCTTCAACTGCGCGGACAGTTGGTTCATTTGCCACTGAATCTCAATACGGTCAATCGCACTATCGGCAACTTTGTCGGTGGTCAATGCCAACTCGTCTAGCTCCCGGCAGTGTGCTTTGAGCTGGCGCATAGCCTCAAAGTAAATTTTCAAATTCTCACAGATGTCGTGCACCGCACGCGCCTGAAACTCCTCATAACTTAGCTCTGGCTCTGGCTCTCGCTTGGCTTTTTTGGTTGGCTTTGGGGCTTCGGCGACTTTGGCTTGGACGGGACTAGCGCTTCCAGAAGGTTTAGCAGGCGCTCCGAATAGACCTGTAATCCATCCCCAGAGCCCAGTGACTTCTTTATAGATTGCTTTAGCGTCCGCAACTCCGCCTTCAATTTGCTTTTTGAATTTTCCAATTTCAGCCTTCCCTTCAGACAACATCTGACAACCGGCGCGAATAGCACCGACTGCGCTCTGAGCCATAAGAAGAAGGCTGATTGGGTCCACATCTTAGGCAGTGCGGTTCCACATGTACACAACGACGTATGGCTGCAAGTTTGCGTTTGTGCCTGACACACCAGCGGAAGTCACTGTTGTTGCGGCGGTGATACCTGTTGTGCTTGTAGTTGTGCCAACAGGGTCATAAGTTCCACGGTTACGGTGCAGTGTTTCATCAGGACCTGAATCTGTTCCTGAGTTGTACGTGTTGGCGGAGTGGCTATGGCCGGGGTCGGTAATGGCTGTTGAAGCCGTGTGCGTGTGGGATACAACAACTGCATCTGCGCTACCACCTGTGGCACCCGCAGCAAACCCCCCGCCATCACCGATCAGGACTCGCCCTGCGCCAAACGCAACCCATGTACCCATACCAAACAATGTGGCAGGGTTAGTATTTACTGTGCTTGTGTATATTGAACCAACTGGGTAAATGGTTGACAAAGCTGTAGCAGCAGCTTGCACAAACGCAGTTGTAGCGACTTGAGTTGTGTTTGTCCCAAATGTTGCCGTAGGCGCTATAGGTGTTCCTGTCAGCGTCGGGCTTGCAAACGTAGCACCAATCATTGTGTTATTGGCCGTCACAACGTCGGTACCGTCTGACATCAAAGTGATTTTGGCCCCGTTGGGCACCGACACGCCGGTCTGACCGCTGACTTTTACTGTGACAGCTTGGCCACCAGTGGTGTTGTTGTAGATGAAATACAGCTTTTTGTTGGCTGGCACGATTAAGTTACGTGCACCTGTCAGTGCGCCTGTCAGCTCCAGAATCATGTTGCGGGCAACACCTGTCGCACCGTTGGGGATTGTGATGACCGTGTCTGCACCGTCGGTGATGGCCTGAGTCTGGTAGCCAGAGATGGCTTGCTCGATCAACGTGCCGAGGTTGGTGTTGGTGGTCGTACTCCATGTACCGGCTTGTTCGCCAGCGCCAATGAGTTCAATACGCAGTGAGGGGGAGTAGGTGCTTGACATGTGTGTCCTTCAGTTCGGTGTATTTTCGCAGGTTTATGCCGCGCATGAGTTACATTTTTACCCATGCCAACGTGGACTCATCCCATAGATACACACCCCCGTCTCTGGGGTAGGGAGTGGGCGATAGCCAAGTCCATGTATTCGTATCCAATGCCCAGCTTGCATAGGGTTGAGGAACATAAAACACGTCATTTACGCTATCGTATATGTGCCCAACCCCTGCGTAATTACCGCGCAATGCGGTGCCATTATCAGGAGCGCCATCCGGCCCATAATGCACGTTCCCATGTGTGTTGTATGAGGTTTTAGTCCAAGCGCTTGGATCACCCATTGCGCCAGAGTCAATTACGTCTTGATCGGCCACAATAACCTGCGTTACAACGCCAGATTCTACTTTTGCAAAGTGGCTCATGCTGTATAAGTCCCCGTGCCAGTAAATTTCAAAATGGTATTTGAGCCGGAAGTTGTGATTGTTGGAGAGCCGGTGTAAGTGCCAGTGTAATTACTTGTGGGAACCGAGATAATCACCACGCCTGAGCCACCAAGACCTTGCCCACCCGAAACGGTTCTATAACCACCGCCACCACCACCTGTATTGGCTGCGCCGCTGGTTGGAACATTGGAACTACCCGCGCCGTTACCGCCACCACCAGCACCGCCAGCGCCGGGAGTATTTGTTACATAGCCGTTACCACCGCCACCGCCAGCGTATGTTACGGATGATCCTGTAATTGATGATGCGGAACCCGTGCCGCCCGAACCACCGGAACCGCCGGAAGTATTGCCACCAACTGCACCCGCGCCACCACCACCGCCGCCGGGGTAAGCTGAATTTTGGAACGCACCATTACCGCCGTTATTCCCTTGCCCGGCAGTACCTGCCGCGCCGGTATAAGAATATGCACCATTGTCTACGGTTGCGCCGCCGCCACCAGAGCCACCAGAGGCAGGGTTGAGCGTGTAGTCACCGCCCGCGCCGCCGCCCGTAGAAGAAACAGTCGATATGCCCGTTCCAGACAAAGAAGAGGCGGTCCCGTTTGCCCGAGTGTATCCGCCGCCGCCAACGCTTGCCGTGTAAACCACGCCTTTAGTGAACGTAGCCGACCCCGACCGAAGTCCACCGGCACCACCACCCGCACCTGTTTGGTATCCGCCGCCGCCGCCACCGGCCACAACTAAATAGCTGGCAGCGTAAGTAGGAGCAGCCAACTGAGTTCCGTAAAAATCACTAAAGGAAATCGCGCCCGCCGAAAAAGTGAACGGCCCTGCTGTACTCGTGTAGTAGGTAGTCCCCCGGTAGGCGTTCAAATTGTTCCCGCGCCCAAATTCCGTATTGATCTGGGACATCGACAATGCGCCTGATGACGGAAGCGGCATGTTAGCTTCCCTGCACGAGTTTTGCCACGAGGGCTTCAAGTTTAGCAATCCGTGCGTCTTGTTCCACCACACGTTGGGCCAACTGTACAGCCGAGACCATCGCCGCATTGCCGTAGGCCAAGGACAGCGTTTTCTGTTCGTCTGTGCCCTCTTGCACAACTTCAGGGAGCAGCTTCAACCAGTCTTGCGCGGAAGCCCCTGCCTGCCGTTGGCCGCTATCAGTCCTAGTGTAAGTGCCGCTCTTTACAAGCGCTAGGCGGTCAACGAAGTCCGCACCCAGTACGGCCCAGTCGGTTTTAAGTCGTTCGTCGGAGTAGGCGGTGATGTTATTCGTCGCGGTAATTGCGCCGCTGCTGGCCAGAGTAATTACTGCCCCACCTGTGCGGTTGCCCGAGTGGATGCGGACACCCCCGGAAAAACGCATAGCGCAATAGCTGTCGTTAAGGTCAACAATATCGCCATCGTCCGCCAAAATGATGCCGTTGCCGGTTGTATTCCCGGACGAAACTGTCACACTATTAACAAATGTCCCCGATGTTGCTGCGGAAGACCCAAGAAAGGTTGCGTTACCGGCATTGGTGATGGTCAGTACAGCGCTGCCGCCGGAGTTGGATATTTGAACGTCAGGGGTACTTGTTCCGTTAGTTGCGCCGAAGTAAACAGCCCCGCCCGATTCAACATACTTGGCAGCAACAGCAAACGGCTCACTGGCAGCGGAGTGGAAAGAACGCCCCCCAACAACATTGAACTTGCCACTCATCGTGGTAGTCCCAATCCCCACATTTCCCGCCGCATCAACACGAACCCGTTCTGTTCCGCCGCCGCCCGTATTCACGCCTAAGGCTGTCGTACTAAGAGTCACATATGTGCCGCAGGCACTGCCGGAAAAGTTCTCGGCGGCGAATATACTAAAACCGCCGTTAAGCCCAGAAAAACCCGCTGTAGCCCCATACCCGCCGTTTATAAATGCTCCAAGCCGATCATTTGCGAGCACCGCCAGCGGAGCAGCCACAGTTCCGCGAGCACGGTAATTTCGGTAACTAGTTCCGTCTGAGTTGCTGTACTGAGAATATGCAAGCCCTGCATTAAGCTCATCAACAATAGTGAGTTTTGCTGTTGGCGAACTCGTCCCAATCCCCACATTGCCGCTGGAGTCGATACGCATGCGTTCTGTGACAGTGCCTCCCGAAGTAGAGGTAGAAAATTGCAAATACCCAGAGAAATTTGAAGATGTTGCGTTATCTTTGTACCCAGCTATCGAACAAAAGCCATAGGGGTCAAATCCTGATGCGCCACTTACACCACCAAAAGATATCTTCCCACCTTTGTTAGCGCCTATAGCATCCGTGGAAAATACGTTTAATTGTCCGTACCCGCCTGTAAGCGATTGAGTTACGCCGGAAACCTGTAACTTTCCCAAAGGCGAACTCGTCCCAACACCCACATTCCCCGAGAGGTCTGCAACAATCACATTGTTTACAGTAGAACCACCATTTAATCCTTGAAAGTATAATTTTCCATCGGAATTATTGCGACCAATTTTCCATTCAAATGTATTTGCAGAACCAAGGGCAAGCTGGTAATCATTTGAACCGTTGTAGCTAGTTAATCTCGCGGATGGCGAACTCGTCCCAATCCCCACGTTGCCGCTGGAGTCGATACGCATGCGCTCAAGCTGATTGGTGTAAAACGGAATTCCACCGAAGCCAGACAGGGCTGTTTGCGAAGTGCTGGTGATGTAACCAACACCATAATTTGGGATAGCGTTTAAAGTAGCTGGTGTAAATGTAGAGCCATCCGTACTGACAGCAAAACCAGTAGTTGCTCTACCTTGTCCCGTTACATCCAATTTGTACGCTGGCGAACTCGTCCCAATCCCCACATTCCCCGATGTATCAACCCTGACTCGCTCACTGCCGCCTGTGTAGAAGGTCATTGGCAGGTAAGTGCCTGTGCCGCGTTGGCCAGAAATTACCCGTATTTCAGAGCCAGCAACAACACCAAATTGACCTACGCTTCCGTTTGTTCCGCCAGAAGAATCACTATTTGCCTCAAACAGAGCTTGCTGTGAAGTGCCATTTGGAATTGCTTGAATACCTGTTTGACCATTCGTTGTGCTGCTTTGAAACGCCACCCGACTTGTAACAGTCCCATTACTGAAGTCGCCAGTGATGCGGTTGCCCGTGCCTGTGAATGTCAGGTTGCCTGAATCACTGATGGACGTTGCGCTAACTGTGCCACCAGATTGGTTTGTGGCTGTAGTAGCCGTGGTCGCCGTGGCTGCATTACCCCCAATACTCAAGCCCGCAGCAGTTCCAGTAATGTTTGTACCCACCAATGCTGATGGCGTGCCAAGCGCGGGTGTGACCAGCGTTGGGCTGTTTGACAGAACAACAGATACTGTACCCGTGGACGATGTAACGCCCGTACCGCCGCTGGCTACTGGCAGCGTACCGCTTACGTGCGTGGCAAGACCAATCTTGCCGTAGCTTGGGGCCGAGCCTACACCGCCAGAGATCAGGGCGTTGCCCACTGCAACGTCGGCCAGCTTGGCAAATGAAGTCGTGGTGTCTGCGTAGATCAGGTCGCCAACAGCGTAGGAAGTCTGACCCGTACCACCCAAAGGTGCTGAAACTGCGGTGAACCCCGTAGCCAACGAACCTGCGGCCAGTGCGCCTGTGCCTGTGAGGCCGGTGTAGGAACCTGAGATGCGCCCAGATGGCAGCACCCCCGAAGTGATATTTGCGGCATCGGTTGTATCCGTTGTGGCCGATGCAGCCAGACCAGACACCGCAGCGGAGGTGATGGCAATGCCGGTGTTCGTGACGCTGGTCACCTGCCCCTGAGCGTTGGTGACAAACACCGGGACGTTGGAAGCAGAACCGTAAGTGCCCGCCGTACCCACGTTGGAGATGTTAAACGTCGTAATCGGGCTCAGGTTTAAGCCCGTGCCTGCGAAGTACGGAACCGTTGCGCTAATCTGGGCGAACGTGATGTTGGTCACGCCAAAGACGATAGGTCCGACCGTGTTGCAGGAGTACAACTCGCCAGCGCCAGTGTCGCCCGCCTGCACAAAGAACGCGTCCCCCTGACCAAGCGCGGCGGCGGCGTTGGGGCCGTAGGTGTCGGCATCAGTGGCTCGGGTCAAGACCCAGTTCGTACCGCCCGGATCAGGTGTTCCCACCGTGGTAACCGTGTAAACGCCATTCTCAAACGCATTGGTTTGGTTGTAGATCAGAACCCGCTTGGTCGTGGTCATCAGCACGCCGTCAATGGTCAGTGCTGCTTTCGTCCCGTTGTTGGTCAGGATTGCGCCAACGCCGGGGTTGATTAGCGATGGAAGCGTCACGCCCCCGTTTGTCAGGCCAGTAACAATTGCGCCATTGAAAGACAACGACACTTGGCAAGCAGAACCAACGAGCGCCACTATCCAATACGCCGTGTTAGCAAGCAGGCCGTTTCCAGTAGAGGTAAAAAACTGATCGCCAACCACGGGCGTATACCCAAAAAAGGTGATGTCAGACCCGTTGGCAATCAGGATGATGTTGGAGTTTGTTCCGCCACCTGTGTAGATAGCGGTCAAATTGCCCGCAGTGCTGGGGGACTCCACATAAACGGGATCGTGGTAGACGATGCCCTGAGCCGCAATCGTATCTACATAGCTCTTGTTGACCAGATCGGTGGCACTGAAAGGCGTAGTGGAGACTGTGCCGCTAGTCAATGTAGCCGTTGTGGCGTTCAGTGTGTTGAACGTGTTCTGAACAGGGTACGAACCCGCTGTATCCAAGTACACCGCACGCTCTGCCGGGTACGTGACGAACACGTCCTTGGAACCAGAACTGAACGACACTTTTGCGCCTGCGGCGCTTGACTCAAGAATGGTTGTGCGGGTAAGCGTTGGGCCAGACGTGGTGTACGTACCGATGCCGACTTCCCAGTCGCCTGTGATTGCGTCAACAGCGGCGTAGTAAGTTTCGTTACCGTTGCCGATGATCGAGAAATCTTGGAACCCCAGTGTGGCGCTGCCAAGCGTGAAGTCCGCTGTGCCCGTGGTGGTAAACGTAACTTTAACTCGGTCTTTTACAACGATTGCCATTTTTGTTCCTTACGACGGCAGGATGTTCCAGCCGGGGGTCTGCGTATCCACTACTACCGTCCAACCGGGGGTCTGCGCGTCTGTCACATTTTGCCAGTTTGGTGTTTGGCTGTCATCAATTACTGCCCAGATAAGCACGCCGCCAATTTGAACGTAAAGTTGGATACCGTTGGGGTATACGTTAGCGGTTCTCAGCACGGTCAGCGCAGAAACTGCGGAAGCTACTTCGGCAACCGTCCCGGTAAATACCGCACCAGCAATAAACGCACCCGACGTGGAGCCCGCTTCAGTAATAGACGCCAGAACAAGGGTGCTGGCCGTACTGGCGCTTGCGCCTGAAGCCGCTTCCAAAATCGCCGCCAACACAATGGAGTTAGCCGTAGGCGTAGCAAGCGCAGTTGCAGTCTCGCTCTGGCTTGCCCGCATCGTGGCGATAACCGTCTGGGCTGCTTGAGTCGAAGCCACCTCCGCTATCAACCCTGCAAAGTCCACCTGTGCTGTCTGGGCTGAAGAACCAGACCCTGCTTCAGCAATCACGTTGTTGAAGATGTTGTTGATCGTGTTGACCGACGCCGCAGTGGACGCAGCCTCTGCATTGGTAGCAACCAACACGTTTGCAAAAAGGCTTGTTGTGCTCGCGGAGCTTCCAGTCTCATCTACTGCAACGTCAAACACCGCACCCCCGCTACCTAAAGCAGCAAAGGGGGTTTGAGCAAATGCAGCGTAGCCAAACACTCCGCAGCCTTTATGTGGCGGTCAGGGAGAAGGTGTAGGTGACGTTCAGTGTGTCGCCGCTGTCCACGAACTTGTCGCCGCCAGTGAAGTCGCCCGCAGAGAACAGCACACCGGAGGTGCCGCTCGACACGGTACACAGAAACGCACCGGCAATGGTGGCCGTGGCGTTCATTGCAAATGATGCGGGAGATGCTGAGTTGGAGATAACCGATGGGTTGGCCGTAGTAGCCGTGCCAAACACTGCTGCCTTGCGTGAGCCTGCGTAGGCGGTATTTTCAGTCCAAGCCTTGGAAGCCAAGGTGTCTGTTGCGGCAAACGTAGTACCCGAACCGGGGCCAGTCACCAGACCCAAGTACAGGGCGGCGGTGTAAACAGAGCCCTTGAAGTACTGAGTGTTCATGTCCTGCACGCCCTCGTTCATCACAAGATTGTGGAATGTGTCAGACCACTTGACTTGGCCGTCTGCGCCAACGCACTCAACGGAGTACACACCACCAGCACCAACAGCATCAACCGCTTGCTTGTTGGCGACCATGCCCGCTTGCACGGCATCTTGAGTTTTGCTGCTTTCGATTGGCATAGAAGCTCCTGTTTAGCTGATTCGCACGATTGCGCTGGTGGCATCGGCAGTTGGGAAAATGATCTGGAATGTGTCGTCGGAAACCGTTTTGTCCGCGCCGAAGTCCAATACAGCCACGGACTTGTTGTCCTCAGTGCTGTTGTAAATGAGAGCGCCGCGAGCCGTGAACGATGCGCCAGTCCAAGACGAGTTGGAGAAGCTGACAAACGCTGTAGGCACGCCAAGGCTGTTGTTGCCTGACGTTGGGCTGGTAGAAATGACCAGTGTGTTGCCGCCCGCAACGTAGCCCGTACCGACGACTTCGCCAGACGTTGTATATACAGTTGTGGTCGGGCCAATACTTGCCGCAGCGGTATACAGCGCGATCTTGTATGTGTCAGCGGACGTTGGTCCAAAGTTGTGAACCGCTTGAAGCAGTTCTACCTTGAACGATGTTGTTGCGGTTTGTGCGATGGTCATGTAGCTACCTGAAAGTAATTCGACTTCCGGATATTCTCCGCGCCGGGTATGACACGCAAGTTGTTGGGGGCGTGTAGTCCAGAGACAAGTTTACCCTGCAACGGAACGATGTGGTCAACATGCCACACAAAACCAAACATCTTGGTACGCACGGCGGCAAGCTCGTACGCCTGCTCAATCATCCATTGGTCATCGGAAGTCAGCCACAACGGGGTGCGCTGGAGTTTAGCCGCTCTACGTTTTGCACCAATTTTGGCGTAAATATGCAGATTGTTCCGCTGGTATTCCTGCTTCTGTATCCGTAATGCCGCCGTATGTTTTGCGTAATACGCTCGGGTTCTTGCTGCTAACTCAACGGAAAACTTCTTGTGCTGCGTTTGATTGTGTGCGGCTACGCCTGTGGGGTTTTTATCCCGCCAGACCTGCACCGCAATTTGCCTGCAAGTCAAGCATTCGCCCGTCTTGGCACGGCGTGCCGCAATATGCCCGTGCTTACACGCCAGTCCGGTAAAGTACTGCGTTTCGTTGGCGGCAAGGGCCGCTTTGCGTGTGGTCTGCATTACGTGACCGCGATCCTGACTTGCCCACTTCTATAGGCGTCTTGGCGCTCCATCCCGTCTCCAAGTCGTTTAGCCAATGCCAAAGCCTCTTTGTACTTAGTGTCGTACATGAGCAGCAGGTCCGTTTCACCCTTCATGTACTGGTACGCCTCAACCAAGCTGCCATACAGCAGCACGGAGTCAAAGTTATCGCCCAGCCATGTCGTGCCGGTGGCTGCCGTGGTAATCGACTCAGGGTAGTAGTAATAGTGAAGCTCGACACTGTACGAAAGCCCCGGTGTGGGGCCAAGGATAAATACAAGCTCGTTGGGGTCGTTGGTCTGTGTCCCAAACAGTGCGTAGTATTTTGGCTGGCCTGTGTCGTTGGGCTGCGGGTACGCTTGACGGATGAAGTTCACGTCTTTGTTCAGCAGGTACTCGTACACGCCAGCGGCGTCAATGACCGCAATTGAATACGGAGCCAAGAAGTCATTTGGGCAACCCAAGTACTTGTTGTTGGCTGTGATGCTACCTGTCACGTTCTTGCGAAGTGACGGGAACTGCACCGAGTTGTATATACGCTGCTCGGCCTGCTCAATCAGACGGTTAATCTGCTCTGTGCTGGACACGGTAGAGCCGTCCGCCAAGTACGTGACTGGGAACTGGTTCTCCGTGTACGACTCAATGGCCGCAACAAGCTGCGTATAGTTCATGCTTTACGCCATTGGTCCACGAGCAGTGATGCCCTTGGTAGCTGCACCATTACCGCGAGTCACAGTGCCCGAAGTCTTGGTCGTCTCGCTGCCAGCAGACTTGCTGATGTTGCCAACGCTAACATCTTGCGCATCGAGCTTGCTACGGTTTGGCAGCTTGCCCGGATTGGCTTCCACAGTGACGGCTTTACCCGACATGGTGTGGGGCTTGGCGTAGGACGCAGCCGACAAGTTGTTCTTTGTAGCCATGATTAACCCCGCTTTTGGTTTGCAACTTTGGCCAGACCTCGGCCCAGACGTAGCATCTCTTCGTTGGTCTTGCCGCCGTTACCGCCCTTGCCACCCTTTTGGATGGAAGCGGTTGGGCCGCTGTCGCCCAGATTCTTGCCCTTGGTTTTGCCTTTGCTTGCAATACCGTCTGCTGCTGATTTGAATGCCATATTAAGCCCCAATCTGTATCGTTACTGTACCAATTATCACACCTAAAGCCAAGAGGTTTGGCGTCAGTGCATCGTCAAAAAGTCTGGCCCCGCCAACAGGGTTCCAGCCCCACTGAATGTTCCGGCTACCCTCGCCTTGGTTACCATCAGCCAAGAGCCCAGAGGCCACATAGCTGCGGTCTGGACGTGGGTCACGTAAACCTTGAGGGTCGTCAACTGGATACATACCCAATTGCAACTGCGGTTGATCGGGGTCCCAGCACTCAGGACACACAAGCAAATTGTACGTCTTGGTCTTAACAACCTCTTTTTTAAGCAGCTTGAGCTTATAGCGCTGCCCGCAGCGATCACATTCGCTGATTGCATTCTTGCCACTGGCGAACCTATTGCCCATGTCAGTTTATAAACATCTGACGCGGCACAAAGCGCACCGCAGCTTTTTCACGATCTTCTTCAGCGGCAAGGGCCCAAGCTTCGTCGTACTGTTGCTTGAGTACCATCAGGCGCTCAGTGCCACCCGGCACCTTCATAGCCAAGTAGTAGGCCAAGCCCGCCACCATGCAGGGCAGAAACCGGAACGGAACGTCCATCGTGTTCACGCCGTTGCCAGCATCGTCAATACGCTTCAAGCGCCAGTACACAAAGGTG